ATGCCAATAACTAACGCGTCCCCAGAAAATATATTAAGATATTTGCATGCGGCCGGTACCGGTACGAAAGAAGCAATGAAAAGTGCAACTTCACCACGCGGTATACTGGAATGGTTTGTCAATTTTTTTACCTGTGGTGGAGTAAGAAGAAGCAATGAAAGATGCTTTCAGGAGGTAATTGGAAAACTGACCACATCATTATTATATGTAAATAAAGATGCTTTCTTCGATGGTAATAAAATATTTCTGGAGGATGTCAACGGGTGTACTATATGTCTGTCATGTGGAGCAGCATCCGAAAATACGGATCCCATGGTCATTATTGAAGTGAACAAAAATGGAAAAACTGTAACGGATAACGTTGATAGTGAGAGATTTTGGAATGTATGTCGAATGTTAAAGCTGATGAGTAAACATAATATACAACAGCCTGATTCACTTATAACCGAGGATGGTTTTCTGAACCTGCGCGGAGTAAACCTGGCTCATAAAGATTTCCAGGGGGAAGATTTGTCAGAAATAGATGCTTCTAATGCAGATTTCCGTGAAACAACTCTTTCTAATGTAAATTTAGTCGGTGCAAATTTGTGTTGTGCAAATCTACACGCTGTAAATCTAATGGGTTCAAACATGACTAAAGCAAACCTGACTCACGCAGACCTGACTTGCGCTAACATGTCCGGTGTAAACTTAACCGCTGCAATTCTATTCGGCTCAGACTTAACTGGCACCAAACTAAATGGTGCAAAATTAGATAAGATAGCTCTAACTTTAGCGAAAGCATTAACAGGAGCCGATCTGACAGGTAGTCAACATACCCCTACTCCACTCCCGGATTACAATGATAAAACGCTTTTCCCCCATCCAATATTTTAGTCGAGATAAAGGGATTTTATAAACAAGAAGTATTCAAACAGAAGCCCCCCTTGTTTTATTAAATAAACCCCGCCCCTAAGTTTCATTATAAATAACATTTTCAGCGTATTTTTACATTGTTGATATGAGAGCGTAGCAGAATAAGCTCTTTGATTAAAAATATCCAGGCTGTGGAGTACCTTATCTCAGGCGCGGGTGGAATAGACCCTGATACAGAAATTGATGACGACACTTATGACGAATGCTACGATGAACTATCCTCCGTACTTCAAAATGCGTATACCCAAAGCGAAACACTCCGCAGACTGATGAATTACGCATATGAAAAAGAACTACATGATGTGGAGCAGCGCTGGCTATCGGGGGCAGGCGAAGCCTTTGAAACTACCGTGGCTCAGGAACACTTCAAACTTTCAGAAGGCAGGAAAGTTATTTGTCTCAATCTGGACGATTCTGATGATTCATATACCGAACATTATGAAAGTAACGAAGGACCACAACTTTTTGACACAAAACGTTCATTTATTCATGAAGTTGTACATGCACTTACCCATCTTCAGGATAAAGAAGAAAATCATCCAGGAGGCCCTGTTGTCGAATATACCAACATTATTCTGAAAGAGATGGGGCATCCTTCACCTCCTGGAATGGCCTACATCTTCAATAAATAGACACATCAGGAAACGAAAAGAAACTAAAAACCCGCGTAGTCCGTTTTTTCGGGAAATGTTCTAGCAGTATTTTCTAACTATATTCTAAGCGCCAAAAAACAAAGGGGTTACCTTTCGGTAACCCCTTGTTTAATCTGGCGGAAGCGCAGAGATTCGAACTCTGGAACCCTTTCGGGTCGCCGGTTTTCAAGACCGGAAAAAATTCATTTATTATCATGTAGTTATAGTAAATAGAAAGAATACTACTTTATTTCAACATTCAGCAAAAACAAAAAGTTAGCTCCTATCAAACAAACAATATTCTTTCCAGTTAGGCATATCCACTTGACTACACTTACACAACCATCGAATAATAAACTGTACAAAAAAACAGTATCGGATAACTATATGACCAGTAAAGATTCCAACGTCAGCAGCGTTCCTGAACTGACAGATTTTGAAGTGAGCTATTCACTTCTCACGAACGAGGTCTATCTATCCACCTCATTTACAGATAACATGGACTGTATACCAAACTGGCCCTTACAAGAATTTCCGGATCAACTAATATGCATCTCTCGAGCAAAAGCTGTTGCCCTAATCGAAGAACTCCAGAAGGCCATCAACTATATGGATGCAGGAATAGATCGAAGTTCAGGTAGTCTTCTCCAGTAGCTGACGCGTTTTATAATAATTTGATATATATCGTTCAATATTAGTGAGTATTTATAATGGGTGAATTTAGTAATCTTTTAAATAGCATCCCTGGATGGTTATCCTCCTCCCTCACGGCCCTAGTTGGCACTCTTATTGGCGGATGGTTTACCCTAAAAGGAGTTACCCAACAAGCTAAGCTTTCTAAAGTAGAGACAGAAAGAGAATCCCTTGAATTGCAGCTTTCGGTATTAAAAGGAGTTAAGGGAGAAGTTTTCACCCTAATCAATTTATATAACAAAAGGATGAAAACACACGTTGATAATATCAAACCCGGACAGATGTTAATTCTCACGTTCCCTGTAGGGGATGATAATTTCACATTCTATGAGCAAAATGCGAATGTTATTGCAAAACTAAATGATTCTGCAAGAGACTCAATAATTAATATTTACACATATTCACGTTCATTAATACAATCATTTAAAGGAAACAACAAGCTCATTGAGGATTATGAAAAAATCCTTATTGGTATGGCTGACAATAACAATGATAAAACCATGTATAAGAGATTACATGATGCAAAAATAGATGTAATGGTAGATTATGCTCAAGGGATAAAAAATATTGATGCAGAACTTAGAGATGCAGTCAATAAGGGATTTAACATTATTGACCAAGAAGTAAAGTCACTACAAATGAAATTAAACAAATTAGCTTCATAGAAAGGTTCCACTCCCTGATCAAGATTTTTACAAGCTTATCAGCTAGCCGCAGCACGTTGCATACGGTATGTCTGCGGTTTCATTTTCTCCTGCAGGAAATTTTCTGTACAGCGTCGACAGTCCCACATCATAAATAATCGCTACCTGCTGTCGCGGAACTCCTGCCCCAATCAGGCACCCGGCCTGCGCCCCCAGTGTGTGGTGGGGGGCAGTAAGAATTTGAAGAGCATATGAACTCACTCTCATATGAATTATTTTCCATAGAAGATATAATATAATACTGCTTATTATTTTTATATAAAGTAAATATATTCTAAATGTTTTTTATTTATTTACCAGATTGTAATAAATTACGTTTAATATATGTAATAAAGGATGTTGTAACAGTAAGGATAGTGGGTCACTACTTAACAGGCGATATTATGAAATACGTTAAGAACATATTTTTAGTCCTGTCCTTTGCATTGTCGGCTGCAGCCTTCTCGACATCTGTCATGGCCGCCAGCGATTCAAAAACACCTCCAGGCAACACAAAATCTACGCCGGGAGGAGACTTTGACATCTCAAAAATACCAAACCCATTCGCTCAACGCCCCAAATGGTGCGATAACTGGCCAGAAGATATACTTAAACCTCCATATTTTTACCAAGTTTGTGGTTTTAATTGATTGTATATTTGGTTACGATGACTGTCATTTCTTCTTGAGCGAGTTTTCATTTAAGGCTACCGTATGACGTTATGGTAGCCTTAATTTCCAAAACAAATTATTCCTAGTTTGCTGACATCTCCGGCCAGTCAGGATTTGACGTATCCACCCGGTTTACCAGCACCCTGTATTTTTTCCACTCGTCGAGGTGCGCTTTCTCATCCTCCATTACCATTAATGACAGTATTTTGCTCTTTCCCGTACATCCCCCGTCCGAATAACCTTACCGCGTAGTACATGATTATGCGTTTCCACTTCGGCACGCCCAGCACCGTCATCCCGTCGAGGAAGATTTTGTCGGCTTCTTTTTTTGTTCGTAGCGCGTTGTCATACATCCAGTCGTGAATAATGGCCGCCTTGGCGTATTTGCCGTCTGGCGGGAGAATTGTCCAGAAGATACGCGGGATGGTGGCGAGGTCGGTGACGAAACCAGCCGGCCCCTCAATAACATCGCTGTTGTCATCGCTCAGGTAAAACTCAAACGGTTCGTATACCCGCCATCTGTAGTGCTCCAGCATCTCCAGAATCGCGGGGGTGGTAAATTTACTCATTGACAGGATCCGGCAGAAAGTGAAAAAAATGTACTCGGTTAGTCCAATGACTTTATATTCACTGCTTGAAACCTCGTTGGCTGCTTTCTCGCAGAAGCAGCCTCTTTTTTTATTCGGGCCAGCCCACGGCGTAATCCTTAATCGCCTTATAGTCCGTTAATTTGTCCACTTCCTCTTTCATCTGCCGCTGTCGCATATGAATCTGCAGACCTTTGGTGAACATGGCCTGGTCAATGGCGTCGCTGAGGTTCAGCAGCTCGCCCGCTGTCATCGGCACGTCGTTATTATCGGCGTCCGTCCAGATAAAACCGTCCGGTAATTTATTCTGTTTCGCCATCTGAACGGAGAGGCTTAATCTCTCCTGCATCGCTTTGCCGTAGTCCCAGTTATGATTGTTAAACCGGAATACATAATTCATATTCTCCTGAATATTACGCCAGTCGTTAATTTCGGCATGTTTCTGAATAAGCGCGGTATTCAAATCTGCCACCCACTGACCGTTTTCGAATTTATCTATCGGTGATGCAGGGGCCTGTGTGGTGGTGTTTTCCGGTAGCGGGCCGGGTTCTGAAATATAAATCGGGTTGCCGGTTGTCGTATCGTATACCGTTTTTCCACGGTGGTCTTCGAACAGGCTCCACGTCTGGGTTTCAGCGTCAAATACAGCAATATGACTGGCCGGATAAACCAGCCAGTAGTCGTTACTTGAATTATCCATATACCACAAAATTACTTGTTTACGCGGCAATTAATCCCTTTGGTTAATAAAAGTTATTTCGTTTACCAGCATATTTTACCCCATGGTAGTTCTGGGATTTCTATATCTGCCGGCCAGATTTTACACCACGGAAACGAAAGGCCAGGAAATCCTTTATTACCGCTTTCAGTGGCCATTGCAGATGAAGAAAATGCTATGGCCGATATAGCAAAAACCAGCGCTAACAATACACTGTTAAGTTTATTCATAAGATCACCCACATAATTGATAGCTATGCTTCATCCTTAACTTTTACCGCAATCCTTTTATCAGGATAAAGCAGAAAAGAAAGTTTTCCTTGAATATCTCTTGATTGTTAAGTATATATTTACTTTAAAAGTAAATAATAAGTACAATAAATTTTCTTTTCTAAAGAAAATTTACTTATATCTTAGTGACTTCGTACAGATACCTGAGCCGAATTAACACCTAAAAACTAGCAAGTCAGTAGTAGTCATTACTGTGGTAATGCAGGCCACTGTATTTTATTAAAGGTGGCCTCGTCTGAAATTCCTGTTAAATCCAGTGATTTAAGTCCCTTGATATACGACATCCATTTAGTCAGGGTGGCCTTATCGTCGTCACTGATTTCACCCAGCGCCAGTTCCGTTCGCCAGTCGGCAATGATGCTGTTAGCTCCATCCAGTAGTTTCTGCCGGGTGGTTTCGGCCTTAGCCTGATAGTCAACGGGAACAGCCAGAACAGTGCCGTTCGAATATTTCCAGTCGCCATAGATATTAAATCCGGCTGGTAGTTTATTGACCTCAACAACCGAAAAACCTGCCGGATAAAGGCGCGATACATCTTCGGCTACAGAACGTATTATATTTTCGGAGTCAATGCACAGCTTATATTTTTTGGTGAATTTACTCAGTGATTCGTAAAAGTCCTGACCATCTTCACTACGAAAATACAGAAAGTTATTATCGTAGTCCTGGTCGTCAGGAATGTATCTGGTTACGTTTTTTAATTCCATTATATTCACCTAAATTATCCATTAATTGTACGCCAGCCATTACCCACCCACATTTGTAGCGGTCTATACGCAAATGTCACACCGTATGCTGTTGTTGGGTCATGTCTGGCCTGTGTTAAAAAGCAACCAGCAGGCGCTTCTGCTGGTCCATATTCATCTACTTTGCCAGGCCATACAGGAGCACCGCGCTGGATATTCTGGACATAACGATTATCTGATTCGCCTTTTGTATATACGTTTCCTGATGTTAAATAACGGGCGTCAAAATTGCTGTAATTAGCAGGGTAAATATTGCCGTTTACACTCAGTTCGATACCGCCGTCTTGTCGTCTCTGGCTGTAGAAATGCCAGCCCTGATCGTCACTCAGTTCAATGACCGTTGGGCGGTCTGTGCCATTTCCCCACAGACTGAAACCGGCGTTCATCGCGGAGTTGTTACCACTCGATAACGTCAGTGTTTTTCCGTTGCCGGCACGTAAGATACCATTAGTGAGAACATCAACTGACATGTGCAGCCCGGAGTTGTCGATATAACCGACCAGGGCATTATTGGCATAAAGGCCTAAAACGCCGTCACTGTGCCACTTAATCCCGGTATCGTTATCACCGAGCACAATAGAATTACCGCCCAGCGCATTATCAGTACCAATACCTAACGAACCGTTAAGCCGTCCCCCGGTAATCGGCAATGCCCCCACATCACCGGCTGAAGGTTTGTTCGCGGTATTGTAGTCAATAATCCACGGACGGCTGGTATTCGGTTCAGTTCCCCAGTCTTGGCGCTTTGCGTTCGCGCCCATATGCGCGTAATAGTGCTGAAACCAGACTTCCCCGATTTTCTCAACAAACATATACCCATAACTGTACAGCTTGCTGCCATCCGGATAGGTGGGAAAATCAGCGACTGAGTCAGAGTTGGACACTGACACCCGCCACCATCCAGGTATATTAGCTGATGCCATCGTGCCGTTATCGGTAATTTCTCCAACAGCATCGGCGGAAATAGCCTTCACATCTGACGCCCACAGGTTGATATCACCGGACAGCGGTTTGTTGTTAACCCTGCGCGTCGCCGGAACGGCATTTTTTGCCAGATTTATCGTTTCTCCTAAACCGAGGTATGTGAGAATATCCGCAACGCTGGTTTTTCCGATGATGTCGCGCCCAACAGAAGTAAGATCAGTCTGTCCGGCGGTATCATTTCCCGTGAAATACGGGAGTTTATCTGCACCGGTAGCCAGACCAGCGAGCGCCGTCAGCGTGGCATCAAGAGTCTGAAAATCCTTACCGAACGCAGCGGACATTTTGGCGATAAAGCCGCTCAGGTCACCATCATCGAGTACATCCTGCCCGCTCTTGCTGGCTGTGTACTGTGCCAGCGCTGCAGCGATGAAGCTCGCCTGACGCAGCGCTTTATTTACCTGTGCACTTGATGCCTTGCCCGCAGTAAAACCAGACAGGAGAGCCGGCAGCGCCTCCCAGTCAGGCTGCGATGTAACATTAGCACCCTTGCCCGTCGCAAACGGTTTAAAATCATTTTTAGCCATCAGAGTAATGTCCCCCATGAACCGGCATCAAACCCGCTGATATATTCGTTATCCATATCAAACCCAAAAAACCTGTTTCCTTCAGAAGGCGTTTCCACCGAAGGAATTTCAATACTTCCGCCCCATACACCAGCGGCCTTTACCGTCAGATACCCTTGTCGTATCGCAGCAATAAGTTCGAGAGAGACCGCTGAAATATCTGTTTCAGGGAAAACCCAGATACCGATGGTCATATCCTGGTTATCGACGATCTGCATCTTCAGGCCGGAACCGTCCAGAGCGGCGTCAAGAATGGGAGCCAGCGAGTCGTTTCTTCCGTCCCAGTTGTTAATTGCTGTCTTCGTTTTTAGAACGATGCGATAGGTTTCATCGCTCAACGAGGTATAACCCGAATCCGGATCATATGGCCCCTGCCAGACGCCCTGGTCATATCCGAGTCCGTCAGTGTCCCAGCTGAAATAGACACCGCTTATTGGCTGGCTTACAACCCGGCTTAACCCTATCCACTGGCCGAGAATATCGAGTTGTACTCCTGCCGCATGATCAATATCAAAAGCGTTTATGAGTCCCTTCATTGCGGCTGAGGTTTCAGCTAACGGCCTGGTCACTAAATCGATGTGTTCAACGAATTTAGGTTTTGTCGCATGATAGTTGGTGATTAAGTCCGTATATTTGCTCATGCCGCCACCGTAATAATGATATTTTCCGGCTTACAGGAGGCTGATTCGTCGTAAGCAATATTAATATTCGCCGCGGCAACGGTTTCAGGAGATTTGCCGATCAGCAGCTCCTGAATATCGTAATAGCGTGCATTTCCACCACTGACGACCCCAAGGTTAGCAGGAGAATAAATCCGGCTCAGCAGTACCTGGTCACCAATCATCAGTCTGTTAATGTAATCCGCAACAGCCTGCTGAATCTGCACACCTATCTGAGAGGTGTACCCGGCAAAAACTGATAAGGTGATTTTTCCGTAAACAGGGACATCAGTTGGTCGCGAAAAACTGATTATGTGAGGATTGCCATATTTATCCGGTACGGTTACGGATGTTTTTCCCCAAGTCCGGACCCCCTGCCCTTTATTTCCCCGGATGGTCCTGGCTATTTCGGTCACATCGCCACCATCAACAATGGCCGAGATGGAATGCGGAGGGAGCCCGTTACCGTCAGTCTTTCCTGTATCATTTTCATAGAGCTTGTGGCGCGTCACACCAGCAATATTAGCGATCGCCCCGTCCACACCTTCAAATGGTGTGATGGATGGTATCGCGACACTCTGCCCCTGCCTGATGCGCAGTTCTGCGTCCGTTTCTGCAGGTGCGCCAACGGTGGCCGCTGCCGGGTTGGTTACCGACGTCCAGCCACGGGTCGGTGTATTGATAGTGGTAATCGTCCCGGCAGGAGCTGCAACCGCTCCGCCTTTGGAACAGATTGCAGTTGCCGTCACGGTGCCATCAACACCAATCACCACTGAATCCGGAAGACGCCAGATCACGTTATTGGTGTCTTTCACGGTGCCGTTCGTAATGATTGTTCCTGCGGTGCCAGTGAACAGTAAATCCACGGTAGAGTTCGTTGCACCTTTGCGCGCGATACCGTTAATTTTCACGTTACTGGTCAGCGCTGCGCCGTAACCCGTAGCAGGTGAGAAGCAGTTATAGACGGCAATGGCTGTGTTATTGGCATCGTGAATAGCAAGCGCCACCAGCGCCACCATCTGGCCGTCTTTGCTGTCCGGCTCCAGATAAGCGTCACTGCCATAAATCTGCTGGAAATAGCTCGTCAGGGTATCGAGTATCGTCTGGTAATCAGGCGCACTGATCCCCTCAGCGGTTACCGTTGCCGATAAGCCGAGTGTGTCCAAATTGAGGGCCATTTATGCCTCGCTGGTTACTGTCGTTGTTCCGTAGATAGTGTCGATTTCAGCGAAGAACTGGACGCGGCGCGTCGAGGTGTTCACTGTCGTATTGAAAGAGAGAATGGATTTAACGCCCCGCGTTTCGAGGATACGCTTGCGGATCGCCAGATTATAGGTTTCCGGCTTTTGCTTACCGAGCACAGACTGAATCCATGGTGTTCCCTCTGTCTTATCGAGGAACCACTGCCCGTACCACAATGCGAATCGTGTTTTTACCGCCTGCGCGACAGCTTCTGGCGAGTTAATCAGCCAGGTATCATCGCCACTACCAAAAGTGTAATCATCTTCGCCGTCTTCACGTCTGTACCGCATTAGTTCACCTCATCTGTATTGCTTCCACCGTGTTGAACGCCGCCATGCGTATGGGTATTGTCAATCACCTTGCCGTTCGCTTTCACACTACCGATAAACTCAACAGCACCGGTGATTTTTGATGCAACGCCAGAAACAACGGACCCTACCATGCCGCCCAGCCAGGACAGCAGCCCATGAATGGTAACTTTCGCCGAGAAGTCGGCCAGCGGGGTAACTACATCCAGACCGCCAGGCGCTACGATTTTAATTTTTTGCGTAGAGGGATTGAGCTCAAAGAACGTACTTCCGTCGTCGCTACGGAGCTGCGCGGCGCTGGTGCTGATACCGCTAATTTTCTGCGCCTGCGACTGCGGGCCGACGATACAGAAAGCATCCGATAAATCATGCACCCGGTCATCGACAGGCTCTTGCACCCCGCCGTTCTGCCACCAGAAATCGATGCAGCGATCGGCGAAAATCACCAGGCATTCATCACCGGCTTTCACCGGGAACGTTAGCGTGCAGCCGCCGCCGCGCGGAAACACCACCGGCACATCCACCAGCAGCGGGTAATTTTTGGTAATGCGGTTCCCGTCGTTATCCGTTTCAACCGAACGAATAGCAGGCTGCACAACCGCCGTAACCGCGCCGGGATCGAATGACTGAATAATTCCGGGCAAAGCGACGCGGATCTGGTTCTTTGTGGTTTCCCGCTCAGATTTGAATGTTTCGGCAAGGTCGCCACTGCGGGTCTGGTCAGATACTGCCATTTGGTAGAGCTCCAGAAAGCACAAAACCCGCCGAATGGCAGGTTACTGAACAAATATCAGGGTGTTTAATGCGTATTTAATGGATATATTGCAACGGTATTTTCAATAAGGAAAAACCATGCTTAATCATGAAGATCCACGAACAGCTTTAATTGATTTTTTGAAAAGCATTCCGCAAAACCTAAGAATAGATGAATACCTCTTCATTATTCTCATGTGTTGCGGTGAAAACCCGCCGGAGGATTTAGACGATTTCGAACCAATCGTTGAGAAATATTTAAGCCGAACAGGATACGCTGGCTTTGGCGCTGTTATTTGCACCATAGCCATACTGGAGCGTAGGTTATCAAGTGTAATGTTAAAACTGGAACGAGCTGAGGAGTCGTTGAAAGCATTATCTAATAAGAACGCTGATTTCTCTCAATATCCGCTGCTAAGCATGCCTCTGAAAAAGCGGCAATATGCTCAGGTTGTTGAGCGCTGGAGAGCTCTCTTACACGGTGCGCTATCTGCTGAAAACCTTGCTTATTTCGAACAAAATCCGCAAGCGTTATCACTGGTGACAAAAGAATAAAATCCCGGACCTCTTCATCTGTCATTTGCAAACCCTCATAAGTTTGAGTGTAAGAAAGAATCATCCTGCTTAAGTGCCTGCCTTCAATCAGGCACTTTCTTACACGGAAATGATCCAATGATCCTCGGCGCGTCCATGCTGTTCTGCAGCAGTTGGACGTTAAGGAAAGCTTTTCCGTTACGCTTCACAAACTCAAAGCCGTAATTGTTGCCATCACGGGAAGGCATCAGGCCCATGTCCATTTTCATGTTTGAGTAATCACCATCTTTTCCCAGAAATTTGATTTTCTGAGATGTGACAGTCTCACCGTTAATAACAGTCATTCCGTCACCGGTCATTGTGTAATTGCCGCACTGAATTGCAGCCATCGCCGGTGCAGTAACCATCATTGCTAACGCCAAACAGAACCGTTTCATTGAAGCCCTCTTTCCCTCGCTGATGAGGAAACAAGATCCGCCGCGCCACGCGCTTCGCACATCATGTCCATGTACCACGCCTGGCCCCTTGTATCACCAGTATACATAATGCCTTTCACAACATAAACGCCATCCGTTGCGATGCTGGCAGGCTGCGCCGTGGTGCCGCTGAGTGTGATATTGCCGTCAGTGTTCTGGTCGGTGATACGGCCACCAGTCATAGCAATATCGTTGTTCGACAATGCAGTACGATACACCGAAGCCTGATCCAGTTGAATTAGCCCGTTAACCCGGATGTTCGGGTTAATCAGCGCGCGGACGTTAACGCCATTACCGATGGTCTGCTGAGGCATGCCGATCAGCCCGGTGGCGCTGTTGAGCACAATCGCGTCGTGCATGTATTCACCTTCGGGCAGCATATTAAGCTGACCATCCACGAACTGCCAGGTGGCGCCGCACTGAGCAGCAACGTTATCCATAAGATGCCGTGTCATGCCAAACAGCGCACGTCCGCGCGGGAAAACAGTCGGGGGGAATACCGGAGTGCGACCAACGGTCGCGCCTTTGGCTTCGAAGTCTTTCATCAACAGCCTGAACATATCTTCTGTCGTGTAACCCGCTGCCAGCGTCTGATTGGTAATGCTGGTGGCAAATGCCAGATCCGTATCGGCGGCCTGAATCAGGACGTAGGAGTCAATGGGACTGTCTTTTCCTGTGACCGAGTAGCGAATTTCCCCACTAAAAATCAGTCCGTAGTTGCGCCCGTCGCTCTGGCCCACCGTGTCGGCGTCGACTTCCCGCGCAATGCCGACATCGCTGGCTGCCACCTCCGGCGCGATACCGTCGTAACCGGCAATCAGCCGCACTTTCGAAAACTCCTGGCCGGTGATGCGGTTCACCGTATCAGCTGACAGGTTGTAGATTTTGAACGTTCCCACCCGGGACGCGCTGCTGATGTTGAACCAGTCGATCGTAAAGGTCACTTTAAAATCGCTGAGTTGAATACCCTGTCCGTTTTCGCCCACGAGCTGCAGCTCGAAATGCCTCATCCAGTTCTGTGACATGCTTACTCCGTTAATACCAGTAAATGACTGCGACCGCCCAGGTCGGTTTTCGTCGGATAATCCTGTGTACTGTCGTCACACATCACCACCAGCTTAAAACCCAGTCCCATGTATGCGTACTGTGCCAGCAGGTCGGCGCCAGTGACCAAAGGAATGCCGGAGATTACCGGCTCCCCCCTGTCGTTCTGCAGGTCCATGATCCAGTACAGGTCACGCCAGATGATGCGAATCCGCCACGTGATACCCGCCAGGATGATGCTGAACTGCTGGTTATCCGCGGTCAGCGGAATTTCCTGAATAGTCATTAACCCAGCCCCAGAAAAGCCGCACCACTCTGCAATAAAGAAGTGTTGGGCGGTTTAGTTGTTTTGGTTCCGGTATTGAGGACTGGCGACGTGCTGGCCCCGTCCTTCATGTCGGTTTTATCCGCGACGGTTACCTGCTGCGTCTGCGAGATGAGAACCTCCCTCAGGGTGAGGACGGCGGACAAGACATTTTCGGTCGTCCTGTCGGTCGTCACCTCCAGTGTGCGGATCAGCATGTTGCTGTACAGCCGTTTGCCGGTCACCACATCGAAGGGAATACGGCTTTCCTGCAAGTCGAGTATCTCCTGATACGTCTGCTGAGGACTCAGGCCCAGTAAGCTGGTGGCCGTCAGGTTACTGGCAAAATCCAGCAACGATCCGCCACCAGCGAAACCGACCTCCATCACCACTTCAGACGGTTTTTTGTAGGCATGGTCAGCGATGGCGGCACCGACCTCGACAGGGTGCTCTGTTATCTCTAGCGTGTCGGTGTGCTTCTCTGAAACAACCACACTGGGGATAAGCACCCCAATTCTCCTGGACTGCTGATGAAAGAGAGTAGAGAGAATATCCATTAACCCACCTTCGTTTGATTGCCGCGCATGAGCTGGGCATTTGCAGACTGCTGCCGACGTTCTACCTGATTCCCCACGGAGTGCGGATCACCACCACCGTAAATGTGATAGGTGTTCTGTTGCTGGACCTGAGCTCCGGGTGCGGGCATGTTGCTTAATACCTTCGGAATGTAGTTGCGGGTTTCCTGAGGCATAAGGGCCATCCCGTGTTTCTGTACATTCCCGATCCCCCAGTTATATGACGCCAGCGCCTTGCTCAGGTCACCGCCATTCGCCCGCAGCAACTGTGAAAGATATTTTGCTGCAGCCTGCGCAGCCTTCTCCGGATCGAAAACATCATTCCCGCGCAGCCCCATATCTCGTGCAGTGCCGTCCATAAACTGAAACAGGCCTTTAGCGCCGGCGCCGGAAACTGCAAACTGATTCCCGCCTGATTCAGTGATGGCCACGCTGCGCAGCAAACCTTCCGGAAGCCGGTATAGGTGTTCCAGATTGGTTAGCATCGGCTGCATCCATCCCAGCAGCTCAGCGCCAGCTTTTGTTGGTTGTGGCCGCTTAACTGACTGTCCGTGTTGTTCAGGGTCATCACCCCCAAACCAGCCGCGAACCGTTCGGCCTACGCTGCGGGGATCGAATCCCCAGTGCTCTTTAATCCAGTCAGCGGAACTGTTGGCGCTGTCGGTCACCATCGGCATTGCTGACGGGTTTTCACCGCCCTGATTCAGCATCCGTTTTCCGATGCTGGCGGCATCGGCCCAGCGACCGTCTTTAATGGCGTTGAGCAGGTCGGCGATCATATTCAGCATCTTGCTGAACTCGCCCATCTGATCAATGAAGTTGCTGAAATCCCACTTCAGGGACCATGACTTGGGGTCAATGTTGAGCAGCTTCGCCAGCGCTTTCGCCAGGTCATTAATGGCCCCCTGCAGGTCATGGACCATCTTCAGCGCGGCGTCGACTTCTGGTTTCCATTTGCCCCAGTCAATCAGGCTCTTACCGCCTTCCTTCCAGGTCCTGTAATCCTCCCAGAGTAACGCGATACCGGCGGTCAGCGCGGTAATCAGGCCAATCGGCGACATCCAGAACGTACTGTTCAGAATGCGCAGCGCAATCGTCAGCGCGCCAAACAGCGAGATCAGATCCCGCGTTTGCTTGTCGAGTGATTTCCACCAGGTAATAAGGTCTGACGTCCCCTCAATAAGCCGGAAGAACAGCCGCCCGATGATGTCCCCGAGCGCCAGAATGCCTTTTATGGCTTTCGTCAGGGTCTGCTCGATGCGCGGAAAGTTATCCAGGATGTGGCGGCGCAGCGTGTCCAGCGAACCCGCCAGACCACCAGCAAGATTCGAGCCGATTTTGTCACGGGCCATGCCTGCCATCGCGCCGAACTCGCGCAGGGAGGTCATGAATTTGTTGGAGGAAACAGCGGCCTGTTGAGAGTCGTAACCGATGGCCTTCGCCATCGCGCTGTACTGCCCGGAGAATCCCCCCATACCCCGACGCATCGCCATAAGGGTATTTTCGTCAATGCCCAGCATCTGCGCATACTGGTTAGCGCGGTAATACGGCATGCTGCTGAGCTTCTGGCCGACGCCCGTAAAAATAGCAGCCATGTCGCGCATGTTCCCGCTGGCGTCACGAGTCTGTACACCCAGGCGGTTAAGAAATCCCTCCGCGCCGGGGTTGTTACGTACAAATCGTGAGAGGCTTTCCAGCGAGCTCCGCGCCGCGTCCACGCTGCCACCCACCTGCGAAACTGCGTAGCCAATCGACTGAATCCCCAGAACCGTCGCGCCGGTGCGTTGAGATGCCCAGTAAAGGTTATCCAGACCGGAGGCAATTTTCGCCGTAAACGCAACAACGGACAGCGCCGCACCTTCCACCGCCAGCCCTGTTTTTATGGCATTTGCGGTGACGCCAGCAAGAACAGATTCAAATTTCTCGTATCCGGCTTCATCAATACCAAAGCCAAGGGAGACGAGAAAATCTTTAATAGTCTCAGCGTTCATTATCCTCTCTCCATTTCTCAATACGGCGCTGGTTGTCAGCCTTAACGGCCAGATGGTCATTCATCAGCGCGATATCGCACAGATCGACAGACCCATCCTTCAGCGCGTAATAAGGGATTAACCCGGCATCAACCGGGTCAAGGAGATAAGACAGCCCGTCAGGCAGGCTGTTGAGGGTTAGCCCTGAGGATGGCCCGGCGTCGCGCTGGTAGGGCTCACGGGCAAAAAATTTCCCAGCGAATCGGCGACCACCCGCGCCACCAGCTGGAGCATGGTCAGCAGGTCGATATCGTCAAACATCAACTGCCCGCTGCTAAATACTGGCGTCCATCCGTCCATATGCTTACGTGAAACCACAGACAGACACGGATGAATAATCGCGTTGGTGTCTTCTTCGGTCAGGGAAGACAGTTCCTCAGCGATACGCGGCAGCAGGGTTTCAAACACCGGTTTCAGTTGATCAAATTTCACGGTGTCGATTTTGCCATCCGCAGGCAGAAGGGAACGAATGCTCCCGAAATCTGACATCATGCCCGCCAGTACCGGCAGCAGCTTACGGGTCACTTTCAGCTGGTCAAAAACGCTGAGTTTTGCCACGCGGTAATCGTGGCCTTTGACTGAACATTCCATCTGTTAAAACTCTCCGAGTACCTGGTCGATTTTGCCGCAGTCAAACACCCAGGGCATCGTATTACCGGCTTTAGCATTGGCGTTATCCGGCTGTTTCTGGAATGCCACGCTGCGCGCCGTGATGATGTCTCCGCTCACCTTGTTTCGGATCACAATGACGTTGTTTCCCCAGGTTCCTGAGGACTGACTCTGCGCGTTGTACGCCAGCGACAGCTTTTTGTTTGTCGGCGAGGTCTTAAGCAGGTTGACGGTTACCGTACCGCTCTTGTCTGCGTGAAGGCTGTTCATCACTTCGCCGTCAGCGCCGATTGTCATGGTGTTTTTAGGACCGGCCATAGCAACAGTGATCCCTTCCTCGGAGCTGGCGGAGCCGTAACCCAGATCAATTACACCAGTCGGACCAGAAATGGACGCTGTGACGTCCGTAAAAGAATAAGTAGCCATTCATTTTCCCCTTAGCGAACGACGTTGATCTGCACATCAGCGAAATGAACCGCCCCCGCCAGCTTACAGGCCACCTGAATAACCGGTGCCTTACGCGCTTCGCGGTCGGCCTGCGCCTGTTCGGAAATCGGCTGCGCGTAGACGTAATACCCTTTTGTCAACGTGTCTCCGGAATCCAGCTGCCCAATCGGGCCACCGTTCCATACGCCAGCAGCCACCAGCCCGTTCGTCACGGACTGATCCATAGACTGCTCAACATTGGACAGAAGACGCGTCACACCCGCATCGGTCTGCGGTACTTTGGTTGTACTGGTGTACAGCAGGTTATACAGGTTGGTCTGTACGTAGTTCTGCAACCAGTCGAGCCCGTGGCGTTCGTCGAAGAAATCTCCGCTGGACATGACGCCCTGCTGCAGGATTGCCGTATCGTTCTGGTAGTACACAAACACGTTGCACTTCTTGGCATCCAGCGCCGCCGCCTGATCAGTCGTCAGGGTTTCGTAAGTGATCCCCGGCTCCTGTTTGAATTTCAAAGTAATGGTGGTGTTGCTGCCGTTGAAATTGACCGTAAACGCGCGGCCAAACGCGGACAGCGCAGCGTACTTGTTGCTGGAAGAATACTGTACGAACGTGCGCCCGTATTTTGCCGCCTTCAGCTTGTAGGCCAGATCCCCGGTTGAAGTGGCGTCAACGGTGGCGGGATCGCTGGTGGTAATTGCCAGAATGCGGCTGACGCCCGAAGCTTCTACGGCTGCAGCAACCTTCAGCCAGTCGTCATCTGCAATATCCTCTTTGTCTGCAATACCGAGACCATACCAGTTGGTGTAGCCCATTACGGCGTTAACCGCATCCATCAGCTTTTCAGCAGCACCCGCCTCACCCGTTGCCAGTGTCTTAGCCCAGCGACCTACATAGACTTCTTTAGGGCGTGGTGATTGCGAGAAATAGACTGTTGCTGCTTCATATTCGGGGCTGTCCACGCCGAAATCAGATCCGATGTCCTCCTTTGAGGAGTAGAGGCGAAGACGCTCTTTCACCGGAATTACCGTGGATGTCCCGAGAATAAGCAGTGAACCAAAATTTCGACCAGTAGCCGCGCGCGGCCCAATGATCACGTCGACATTAACGACGTTTGATACAGGTAATCCCTGCGGCATAATTTAGTCTCCGAAAAATGAGACGGGCGCATCTTTCAGCGTCCGGACGTTGTAGGTACGGATGTTTTTGCGGGACAGCGTGATGGTGAGGTCATAACGCCTCACCCACTGGTTGTTAATGAGTTCTGGCAGGTTATAGATAGTCCCGGCCTCCACCAGCGAAAGCCCCGAGCGGTTCAGTTCGGCGTTGTTTTGCTCGACGAATATCCCCGCACGGAAAGTTGATGCCGTGCTGGCCCCCAGAGGGCCATAGAAGCAGCAAATCACGGTGACCTGTTCCCATGTCCATTGCTCGGACTGTTCTTCCGGAACCTGAACATCGGACTGGCTCAACGGCTGGGGAACGGTAGTGATACCGAAGCCGCACCACGTCACCCCGTTGTTGGGGATCTGTGGCTGCGGGTCAGTCCATCGGGGGAAAACAAGCGTGGCCGGCAAGCCAGAAACACCACGAATCCACCGACTGATTTCACGCTCCAGCGCCTCATCATACCGGGGGCCATCGCCGACAGGCGTCAGATAACCGCGCGCGGTGCTGTCATTACTCAACTGGCGTCCCTCCGTTAAAGTCCACCAGCTCACAATGTGCCTGGACGAATCCGGCACCGTAACGGGTGTACGGGTCGACGAACGTCACGCGATAGTCGCGTCCGTTATAGCTCACGATATCGGCATCAAGTCGCGGGGAGATGTCTGTACCGGGCTGGCCCTGGGTTAATCTGAACTGCGTCACGATGAGGATCGCGCCGCTGATGTTCTGGCCTGCCTCCATTCGTCGGGCTTCCAGCGAACGGTCAACCGTCACCACGCCAGAGAATGGAATATCCTGAGCTGTGTTTTTCGTGAAATTATCCTCATCCACCGTCTGAACCTGCCGGTGACACACCAGACTGGTGTCCATGAAGTCGGGATCGAGAAGAACATCACTCACATCGAGAAGAGGCATTATTTTTTCCTCACGACGTAGTTAATTGAGCGCAGCAGGTAACCGTGGGCATACAGCGGCTTGTCACCGGGAATGCCCTCAGCCCGTCTGCGTTCGAGGGTTTTCTCAGAAAGGGGGTGCAGTCGGTCGCCAGCACCGATAACAGCTTTTGCAGCATCACGGGCAATCTGTCCGGCGCTATCCAGCTCACGCATTGCGGCTTCAGTCTTTCCCTCCAGCGCGGCGGTTGCCGCTGCTTTGAGTTGCGAAGTTGTTCGGGGTTTTGAGTCCTCGATCCCCATCTCCAGAAAAGGACGCGGGGGAAGCGTGACTGTCGTACCGTCGATTTCCACCGTTGCGCCCGTTGAGTGGAGGTAGCCCAGTTCCGCGTTATTAATCGGTGAGCCATCCTCACGTCCTGCCTTGTCTTCAGGGATTCCCACCAGCACATCCATTCCGGATAACTGTCTGAGGGATTCCAGAACAGATACGGCGTTGTCGGCGCGAACCGTTAACCCGCTTTTTTTCATAGCAGTTGCCTGCCCCCGGCGCCGAACATGGACCACCACCAGTAGAACTCTCGCCCGTAGGCGGTACTGTTCCAGAAACCGGCATCCGGATTGATTACCCCGGACACGTCATAGCTCACTGAAACCTTATCCACTGATTTAGAGGACACGACACCTGCCGCGCTGTTGCTGTTCACACCACCTGCGGCAGCGGCTGCCAGCGTACGGCCGCGCAGCTCCGTATAGTGAGCGGTGAATAGTTCGGCCAGGTAGACGAACTGATCGCCCTGTACGTCCTGATTCAGGATTGTGTCTGCCTGCCCCAGATAGAAATTTACTGAGGGGTCAGGGTATCGGGTTTTATCGGCGAACTCAGGGAAATCGGAGCGGAACTGTTCACTTGTTGGCAGAAGACTGTTTTTTGGCATTGCCAGTCTCCTGTTTGTCTTCACTTTCAACAGATTTATCATCCGGCTTTGTTACAGCAGACTTCAGCCCGGCAATTTCCTTATCCTTTTCGGCGATTTGTGCCAGTAATTCAGCGTTAGCGCTTTCCAGAGAAACAACATATGCCTTCAGGTCTGCATTAACCGCTTCCAGTTTATCCGCTTCCGCATCGTCAATCTGTTTCGCATAAGCATCGAAGGCCCAGTGAGACCTCACGTTATCCGGGAAATCAGCACCACTGTGGATACCTTTGGTGATTTCATACCTGGAACCATCTGCAAGACTCAACGTCACGCCAGTATTTACGAGATACTTCATATCGTCACTCCATCAAATAAGGCGAGGTTTCCCCCGCCTGCAGTGGTCATCAGGATGCCGGAACGTCCAGGTAAGAGATCGTATTGGAATACGGCGCTTCAACCTGCCCCAGTTTCCCGTAGTAGACAGTCAACTGCTGCATACCACGATATTCCAGCGGGGTATTCAGCAACGGAACCATCGGGAAGCGAATGTATTTTTCGTCCTGGGTGTAGGCCACAATACGGTGGGCGCCACCAGCCCCACGTTTAGACGCCCACTTGATGGAGACAATTTCCAGCGGCTCGCCGTTTTCCTGATACGCGATGCAGTTAATTTTCACGTACTCAAGTACGGAAATGTTACCCGCCGAGGAAACCTTTTTAGTGGTCAACAGGCCGAACAGCTCCGGAGCAAGGCCGATTTTAGCGGGGCAGACCGCATAACCAGAACGCATCCAGACGTCGGTCAACAACAGGTTAATATCCTGCAGGATGACGTCCGGATCGGTTGTAGCTGTCCATGCGGCGGCGGCGGCCAGTGGTGTGATATCCGGCAAATTTAGCAGGCCAGCCACGCCCAGAACTGCATCACCGATATAAACCTGCTCATCGGTATCCATGTTCCACTTCAACTTCATGGCTTCATACTTCTGGGTGTCAATCGGGCGTCCCAGCTGTTGAGCAGATGCCAGCTCAAGAACCGTCCAGGAGACTTCCGTTGCCCACGGAGTCAGGTTATTACGGGTAGGAACAATATCCAGCTCAGGCCCCGGAGTGGCAGTACCTTTCTTGCCCATCCAGTTTTTACCAGTCGGATTTGGGCCGCCGACACTGGAAAAATCGGTGTTGGTGAAGGACGACACTTCATCCGCGATAGAGATATCGCTGCGCAATGGCATGTCACGGGTCCACTTAACGGACACCAGCGGCATATTCAGCGACTGGTCCATACGCTCCAGTTCTCCGACGAGAAACGCGCCAGTGGAGTCGATAGTCGCTCTGTCAATTGTAAACATTAATCAGTCCCTCAGATGTTATAGGCGATTTCGATACGACCGTCAGCTTCACCCGGCCCCATTACCTCAGCATTTGTTAACTGAGGGGTATTTGATGCGGTGGTGTCAGGAGACAACACGAAAGAGCCAACCGGACTTTGACTGGTACCACCCGCCACGCGAACGTAAACCGGGTCACCTTTCTTTGCAGTCGTCGCGTTACCTGCTGTCGCTTTAACGCAGATGTAACCGCGTTTGAGGTTGTCACCGACCTGATTCGCAGTGACACCGAGCCAGGCCAGATCAGGTGCTGAAGTGATCGGGAAAGGACGGACGAAAATGCCCTTTACCTTGTCGATAGTGTCGCCATCCACCAGCGGAACGAACTGATTATCAACGTACTTACCAGGCAGGCCGTAGGTTGAAAACAATTTGTTATGATCCAGCATTACCGGCTCAATGGTCAGATCACGGGGACGCGTTACGGCACCGACAAACCCAAGGGGCATGCGGGTTAAATATGCATTTCCAGCCATGTTGAATTACCTTATTTACGATTTTTCCAGAAGTCGGCATTGATCTTGTTCAGTTCAGCCGGAGACATGTGTTTGGTGCTGGTGCTGCCGTCGGTGGTGCGGACACCGTTATTCAGCGGCAGAAGATGGTTTTTGGCTTTATTAATTTCGACGGCAGCCTTAAACACGGCATCCACCGTAGATTTCGGTGCTTTGGAAAAATCACTTACACCGAACGCTTTCAGGCTGTCGCCAGTACGCAGCGCATGGTTCAGAACCTGGCGTTTCAGACTTTTATCACCCGCTGGCTGAAAGCCCGGACAGATGATTTCCGCATCTGCGATCAGGTTGCGCTTAAATGCCGCATCCCCCGTCACTTTGCTGTCTTCCTCCGCATCTTCATCGGCTGTGGTGATATCATCCGGAGCATCGTCCGCCGTTTTACCTTCCAGTGCGTCCAGACGCGCCAGAATAGCCACAGCCCATTCCGGCACGCCTTCATCGGTTGTTTTGTCTTTGTTCTTCTCATCTTCCGGCGTTTCGTCCGTTGTGGTCCGGTTCTCAGTCGGAAGAGCCGTAGCCTGTGACGGCACATTGATATTGATTGTTGGCCCGGGGATAGATCCCATCGCATCAGAGGGTAAATCTGCTGCGGCGGCCTCATCAGCCAGGCGGGCCAGCGCATCGTCATCTCGCGTGCGGATAGCCGCTACCAGCCTCTGTAATAACGTAGGTTTCATGTTTTTTCCTTTGGATGATGGGATGGAATCCCCGATTGCACAGCGGCCACCAGCCCGCCCACGACCAATGCCGACAGCGAGGTGGTTACCTGTGATTTGGTATTGCTTGCCCTTGCCGGGTGCCAGTTGCCTGTACTTAGCGTCGTAGCCACAACTGACATCGGTCAGGCCTGAATTCACTGCGTCGATTGCCTCCTGCCGCTTAATCAGCACGTCAGCAATGAGCAGATCCGATTTATCACCAGCACCGCGCCGGACATTCTGAATATGTCCGTGGGCCAGCTCTGCGAAGTTGGAAGGATTGACGAAAACGATATTGCCTTCTTCGTCCTCCGGATGCCCCAGCGTGACGGCGACGCCCTCAAAGCTCGCCATCGTCTCAGGGGAAAACACTTCATCCTCCGTTCGCCAGACCGTCACTGTGCCGCTGGCGTCAGGCTCGAGGTCGATTTCTTCGGGTAAGTAGACCTGCGTTCCCGTTCGTGCGATCGGAACATCTTTACACAGCAGAGAGCCATCCGCCTGCAGGTAGCGAGTCTCGCCCAGGCGGGTAGTGAAGAAATATTTCATGGGTTACCTGCTAAATTGCGGGCAATAAAAAAGCCGCTCAGTGGCGACCTGCTATTTCCTTGGAGGTGGGATCTGAACCTCAGGCCAGCATTTGCAGTTCGGCAAACATCCGGCATGTCCGGTCATACCGTCCAGCGTAGGCGGGTTATCCCAGCGCACAAATTTATCTTTCATCCTGCGGTGAGAATCGCGCGTTCCGGCCCCTTCGATACGCCACCAGTATCCCTCTGAGCCAACCGAAAGGGCTCTGGCCTGCGTCAGCGCGCCGGTAGCTCGTCCAGTCTCTGTACGGGCAATCAGCTGCGCCCTGCTGGCGGCCACGTCACCGGAGGCCATGATCATCTCGTAGAGCTCGTCCGGACGTTCACCAGTGATAACCGCCTGCATTGCGCGCTGTTGTATGTCCATCACGCGATCGGCTGCTTCCAGCGGCAGGGACTTCATCAGCTGAATCTGGCGGTACACGATATCCTGCGCCACCTGCCCGACGGGGGTATTACCCACCACATCGCGCAGGCCGGCGCCGATTTCCTCAGATACTGATTTCCACAGATTCCATTCCTCCTGCTCGACCTGGGCAAACATCCTTCGCCCGACCTGCTCTGCCCAGTCGCTGATTACCTCGGAATAGTCCACCAGCGTTTTCGAAATGCTGTCAGCACTGGCCTGTGAACCATCGTAGGTACCATCGACGATCTGCCCTATCTGGTTTGCTATCGCCAACAGGCTTTTTCGATACTGGATCTCCGAACGACGGCGGAGGGATGGTTTCAGATTCATCCTCCTGCCACTGGGTCTTCGCATCTTCTATATCCTTGTCAGTGACAGAACCACCGATGCCAATCACATCAGAAATGTTCCTGAGGTCGTTAAGCGCTGCTGCCGGAGGCATCCCGAGGTCGCGAACGGCGGTACCAAGTGCAGTAACCACATTGTTCGCCATCGTTGCGCGGTCCACGTCTGACATCTCCCAGAGCTTGTTAAACTCGAAAGTAAAATCGTCAGGCAGTGGTTCACCGAACAGAGAACGCCAGGAAATATCAAGCAACCAGCGAATATGGCGGCGTAAGCGTCGCTCCTGCAGTGAGTTAACCCGGCTGTAGTAGTTTTCCAGATCACCATCACCGGTATTGAAACCCGCCGGGGACTGCCCGAATAAACGAACCAGGGGAATACCTGTGGCACCAGATACCTGTTCAGCGAATCGCAGCAGAACATCGGCTATACCGGCGAATGAGTAGCTGTGTGTGGCGAAAGTATCTTTCGCATCCATTATGGTCATGCCCTCGATGGTCTGGAATTCGCGAATCATGTCCATGTGGCGCATCAGGCCTTTTTCCAGATCGCCTCCGGTGGCGAGTATCTGACGGAGCCCTTCAATGCTGTATGTTCTCAGGTGTGCTTTGTGAATCAATTGTGTGGTGCCCGCCGTCGCGGTATCAAAAGCTTCAATACGCTCGAAAATTCGCTCCACCACAGACATTCCCCAGCCGTTTTCGGTCTGCGCCTGCCGGAAGGGCAACGTATCGCCATCCATACGAATCAGGCGCGAGTGGTGGATTTTCCAGGGCGGGATTCCCTGCTGATTGGTTATGACTTTATAAAATTTTGGCTTACCGAAATTCGGGCCGTAATCAGTGACGGGATCGTAATAACTGGGGTTAACCATCCATCGGTCAAGGGCTATCACCCCTTTAAACTGCCCCTCTTTGATGCGATCCAGTTTTAAGGGAGTTGACATGTCCTGACCTTCAATCAGAACTACCAGCAAAGAACCACCGTACAACCGTGACCATTTGAGATTATCGTTAAGCCCGTCCCAGATAGCGATCTCGTCCCAGAACGTCTCAATCGCGCCCTTTTGTCCGGGCCTGAGTTTAGAACTGATGTTAATGCCCTTGCGGGTCATATCATCAGCCATAGCATCCACCCCGGCGCCCACGAGGAACGATGAACGATACGCAAACTCCAGCATCACCCTGTTTCGGCTGATGTAGCCGGGCATGTACATTCCGCCCGTCTGGATGTTTCTGGTATCGCTGCCAAGTTTGGCCGTGAAATTATTGTACCCGTCAGCTGTCCTAACGGGCTGTTGTGCGCCGTTCTGGCGTTTCTTTCGGGACATATATCCTCACGGGGAAATAGAGTATTCGACGTCTGTTATTTACTTGCAGCCCAGCGCCGCCCAGTTATCCAGTGCAGAGTCCGTAGGCGCAAAGGCCATAATGAACGCATCGGCGACGTTAGGTGACGGGATATCTCGTTTCGCCAGATCCTTTTTGGTTTCCACCATTACACGACCATTACGGTCAAAATCGCGGTGCGGCGTGGTTAACTCCAGCTTGAGCTTTTGCAGCAACAGGCATGAGGAATCAATGCTGATTAACTCATCGACCCGGAACCGTTCACCCTTCACGCCCTCTTTCGCAGCCTTTACCGCATTGAAGGTGTTACGGAAACGGTCTGCCACCAGCCACCATGCCTGCGCTTTAAGGTTGGCGAAAAAGTCTTTATTGGGAATGCCGTTGTATTCGTCATCAGGATCGTTAACGCCAGCACCGGCATTAAAACGCTGGTAGTTGAGCCGGGCCGCATCCAGATTCTCGCTCCTCCGGTCTTCGTTGATTTCGGAGAATTTCGAGCCAGCAGATGCCCCAACCCCGATGGAGTCATAAATAATGTCAGCACCGCGCTCTATTGCCGCCTGATAGGTGCGCAGACAACTTTTCAGCAACTCGTCTTCTTTCGCTTTCCACTCGTCGGCCCAGTACACCACAGAACCATGTCGATAGACGTTGGCACACTTATCCGCACCACTGTCGGCGACATCGAAACCGATGCGCTTACGTCCTTCAGGCTCAAAGCCCAGAACCTTATGCGCGTCAACAGCCGCCTCAATCCACGAAAGCTTAATAATTGCCGCATCATCATCAGACTCTGGTACGCCCTCATAAACATGCACAAACCCTTCCGGGTCACGACGCCTGGCTGCATCGATAACCTTCAGCATGGTGTCTGAAAGGAATGGATTCTCGTCGTAGTTGATTTTGCGAATCAGCGTATCTTCTGGCGGATCGACCACAAAGTTACGCCACACGAAATCGGTGGCCAGTCCAGGGTTAAAAATAAACCAGCACTCTGAACCCTCTTTACGGATTGTCGGCTCCAGTATTTTCCATTGATATTCCGTCAGTGCATGGGCTTCTTCCAGCCACAACACATCGATCCCCTCCAGTGACTTAATTTCTTCGATGTTGCGCCATAACCCATAAAAAACAAATTCCGAGCCGGTAACCCGGTTAATGATTTTGTTGTTCAGAATGCGGAAACGATGCCGCAGGCCAAACCGGTCTATCTGAATTTTGAGAAGCGTGTAAACCGATTCTTCAATTTTGTTCTGGATCTGGCGAGCGCAGCAAAAACGCAGGCTGTATTTATTTGCCAGGAATATTGCAAATCCGGCTGCATCCCATGATTTTGACGATGACCTCCCGCCATAGAGCACCTTATTTCGCGCCTGCGTGGTCCAGAAGTTTCTCAGGGCCGGATTAAGCGTCGGTCTGGATATCGGTGTAAAAGTCATTCAGGTCACGTTCTCCGTTACCATCATCAATACCGGCATCACGTCGCAGCCTGTCAGCCTCGAGAGATACCTTATCAGTAGCCGCCACACGATAATCAGTGTCAGCGTGTATTTTGCCAACGGTGGCCAGCGTTCCCACGATGGATTCAATGCGCACGGTGTTACGCATCATCGCCTTTTCGGCAGCGCTGATGTTATCCATCAGAATTTTGCGCTGCTGCTCTTCCTCCGCATCCTCCAGCAGGGTGAGCCAGCGACCAATGTTCTCGGCAGCCATCAGGTTATTCGCCCGCAACCGGAAGAGCTCATCTTCAAGCGTCAGCGCTCTGGCATCCTCAACGACTTCATCTTTCAGGAGAAGGCGCCGGGCGTAACCGCCATGTTTCAGCGCATGCTGATTACCGGGCTGAAAAGGGGGATGATTAGTGACAACCTTTTTGCGTACCGTTTCGGGTTTCGTATCTGCGGGAGGTTCGGCTTCTGGCTGCGAATGCTTTTGCGCAGCACCGGAGCTGGCAGGCTTCCTCGTGGTACGCACCGTGTTTTTTTGCGTACCATTTTTGCGTACCTGCGTACCGTCTTTGCGTACCCACTCCAGCTTCTTGGCTTTCTTTCTTATCGCCCCTTCCGTTACGCCGTACAACGCCCCTATGTCGCGAAGGCTCATAACTCCGGCCCGGTATGCCGTCTCGATGGCCTCCCAGTCCGGTTTTGCCATGATTATGTTCCCTGTGATTAACCATTATCGCAGCCCCTCACTGAAGGGCTGCTGTAATGCCGATTACACCGGGTGCGTAACCGTATTATCAGCATCACTACCGAGGATATCGGTCAACGCGGTATCGACAGCGGCGTCAATCTGTTGATCCAGTGTGGATTTAATCTGCGTTTTCACCGCGGTGGTTACCGTGTCTGAACGCAGGGCATTTTTCACCATGTCGTCGGTGACGATATCTTTCATATCCGACATTTCTCTTTGCTCCGTATGGATGAGGCTTTTCAGCCACTGGGTTATTTTCATGAGGTGTACCAGTTTTTAGCGTCTGGTTACGTTCTGGTATATGTACAAAAAGCGATACTCCGTACAGTATGAATCCCCTGAGTTCTTCAGGGTTAACATATATACTTTATCCATTTTCCCCGCAGGCTACGGCTGCTCCTCCTGCGGGGATTTTTTATATCTGATTATCCCGGTTGCACATCATCCCAAACACGAACCCTAACGCCAGACCACAAAGGAACATAATGATTACCAGAATTCTGGCTTCTTCCATTTCAGACCTCACTTCAAACATTGTGTCCTGACGTACTCTTGCAGGTACTTCAGTTTTGCCTGGTCGCTGATAATTCCGGATCGGATACTGAGAACGTTTCGTCCAGTAACGTCAGAGAGTTCGACGGTGGCAGCATTGCCCATGCGGCTGGCGCTGGCGGATGTGGTACTGGCGGGCACTGTACAGTGTCCTTTGACGCGCACCCGGCCACCAGCAGCAAGGCGGCGCTGCAAAGCATCATTCTCAGCTTTCGCATCGGCGAGTTCCTTTGTGTATTTTGCATCGAGGGCGGCAACGTCACGCTGGCGCGTCTGCATGTCGGTAATTGTCGCGTTCGCCAGCGCCAGCTTATGAGTAACTGTGTCGCGCTGGTCTTTGTACTTCACGGCGTTACCGTGGTAGTGGTCCGTTGTCCACGCCAGCGCAGCAGCGACAATCAGCAACGAGACTATTACGCCAGTAGTTATGCGGTTCATGCGGCTACCTGCCCTGATTTTTCTATTCTGGCTGCAGCAATATCGAAATACTTCTGCTCTTTTTCGATGCCGATAAAGCGCCGTCCGGTATTCACGCAGGCGACGCCCGTTGAACCGCTTCCCATCGTGAAATCCAGCACTGTATCGCCGGGGTTGCTGTATGTCTGGATCAGATCTTCCAGTAACGCTACCGGCTTCTGGGTGGGATGATATTTTTCCCGGTCGCGGGCATATTTCAGAATGTTGGGTTTATGCCGTTTGCCTGGTGGCAGATTGAAAACGCGTTGCGGCAACTTCATTTCGTCGTACGCCAGAAAACCCGGCATAGCGGTCAGGTTGTAGGCGGTAGTCAGTTGCTCGTAGGTGCTGCGTGTGGGTAGCGAGAACTGGACAGCGTCACAGCCCAAAAAGTGATCGGCTCCCCGGTGTCCAAGCTTGCGCTCTACCTGTACCGCCGTCGCCCTGGTAAATGCCTTTACCCTGCGGGAGTATTCACGCATCGGATGATTAAGGTTCGGTTCGTACTTTTTGAAAAACACCAGCACGTCCTCAAAATATGATACGGGGGCGTTTTTGGCTTGCAGTGGGTTGCCGAAGTGTTCTTTCTCCCACGCAAGGCGGTAACTGAACGGCAGGTTGCTGTGCGCCTGCGTTATCAGGCGGCTTGTGTAGGGTTCCTGGGCAAACAATACCAGTGCGCCGTTAACCCTGAGTACACGTTCGCACACGGCAAACAGTGCTACGGGATCGATAGCGTCATCCCACTGCGTGGTTGCAGCGCTCCATGTGTCCAGGTTAGCCCCCTTCATCGTGCCATAGGGTGGATCGCACACGATAAGGTCAACGCTGCCGTGTTCAAGTGTCGGCATGACGTCAAGGCAGTCGCCGTGGTAGATGGTATGGTTCATTTCTGCCCCCATGTACACACCTCGTGCTCGATCTCGCGACGCGTTACCAGCCCTTTCCACTGCTTACCGCCTGCATACGTCCAGCGTTTAAGCTCGTTGCAGGCTCCGGCCAGATCACCAGCGTTGAGTTTTTTCAGCAGGGTTGACCTGGCAAACGCGCCAGTACCAACGTTGTACGCAAAGGAGTAGAGCGCAGCTCTTTCGCTGTTCGGGATACTGGCCTTAATCAGTGGATCAATGCGGGCTGCGACCAGTGCAAGGTCTTTATTCAGCAGAGCATCACACTCCGCATCGGTATAGTGCTTGCCAGGTACAATGTCTTTTCCCGTATGTCCATCACATACGGTAAGTACGCCAGCCACATCTCGATAGGGTTCGTGGCGCCTGCCTTCCAGACCGCCATTACCGCCAATCATCGCCGCCGCTATCACCATTGCACTCGCGCCACCAGCCAGAAGGGCCTTAACTTTTGTCCTGAGCGCCATTATTGCCCTCCGGCATTTCAGATACCGCCAACATTTTTAACGTGCTGTCATGGTCGTTTTTTTCCAGAATCCGGGCGATTAGCCTGTTACGCTCTTCCATCGCGGCAGCCTGTCTTGCCTGAGCCTGCTCTGATTTCTTTTTGTAATGCTTATTAACCAGAAACGTACCAATACCCAGAACAATACCTATCAGCGCGCCATAGTCGTTTAACGTCCACTGGGCGCATATGCCGCTGATTAATGCCCAGATGTAGGCCAGCCATGTCGTATGTTTATCCATTGTCATAACTTCCCCTGTCCGGGAAATGGACTACCCGGATGTCGGGTAAGTGGAAAAAGAAAGGCCGCGCAATAGCGCAGCCTTGTGATGGGTGCGGGAGCCAATCCCCGCTACGTGGCAGTGGTATACAGAAAATCAGGGGTATGATTTACGCAGCTAATATTTCAAGCCGTCTTCCAAGCGCCGCCAGCGCGTTCTATATCTAAGCTGGTGGTTGTAACGGCCCCGACAGTACTTCTGCTTCACCGTTATGGCAGATATCATCGCCCCTTGGCAGATGCCAGACACCGACAATAAGCTGTCCAGATTCCAGATCGTCAACTGTGTCATTCGTATAGTATGCCACCTGAACAACACCGTTATGCTGAATCCAGTAATACCCTTCTTTCATTCACACCTCCGCAAGACTAAGCAAATAGTATAGGGCGAAGCAGAAAATGCCGCGGTGCAAGAAACCACAACTCAAATCCTGTTGTACAGGCTGCTCTTTCCAGTCATAGCCCCACCACCGATAGCTCAGATGGCGCAGTGTGTGATCAAAGGGTCAGGCTTCACGGGCTGCGTTTGCTACGTAGGTAATATCGATGGTGGTTCCCGGAGCCTGATATAGTGGACGGGCTCTACGCAAGCGTCTGTCGGATTGGGTTATGAGCCGTCCGCCAGTGAGCCCTGAATGTGAAAAAGCCCCGATGATTACCGAGACCTGCAAACGAAAAAACCCGCCGTGGCGGGTTCTTCTTTGAATCTGTCGCTGCGGATAAAGCTTCGCGAGCTTATCTGAATTCAAGCAACACCCGCGCAATCATGCAAACGAAATCTGTCAGGTTTTTTTTCGAATACTTCACACATTGGCTGATACAACATTGCTTCTGCCATTTGTAACCAGACATCAATTCTGCTTTCGCAGGTTCTCAGACACCACTCCGGATGCATTTCGTTTAGTTCTCTCGCCATTGCCTTTTTGCTCATTCGACGCTTATATCGCTGGCAGATAAGACCAAACAGCTTCTTATGGCCAGCACGAACAAGGATTTCACCGATCACAGCATCCATCATAAGCCCTTCCGCATCTGTGCAAAAAGCCAGGTGACTTTTATTTTTCCCGGCAAGTAGATCCTCAAAATATTCCCGCAACTCATCCTTACTTAAACCTGATGCTTTGAGATGCCGTAATACCTGCTGTATGGCGGTTTTACTCACTTTTTTCGAAGCGAGAAGCGCATTAAACATATCACCACCAGTCCCTCCGCCTATGTGTGACCAGCGGCCCCACATACGTAATTTACCCTGAATCCACACGGATTCGAGCGTGCGAAGCCGGAATGTCTCATCGGGTTTTCCTGAAGTTGAAGGATAAATCATATAAAGCCTTCCTCTCTCCATATCTGTTGAGTACGGAAAACACCTTCAGCGTGATATAGCCTCAGGGTGTCTTGATCAATATCGGTTTTCACACGACCATCGATTACGTCATGACAAGAGTTGCATGCAATGGCACCTTGCATGTCATGTGGTTTAATGCCCGTTCCACAGGTATCACTCATGCGATAATGGGCCAGCACACTGGTTTCAGGATTGAAATTACAGATCCCCGGAATTCGTACAGTACACATGCGATCGCGGGCCTGCTTTGTCAGGTCGATTTTTTTCATGCGGCATAACTGAATAGTTGGGCGGCGGCGTTCTCCGCTGCCTGCTGAGTCGGGAATGTGCGGTATAAGATATAATTCCAGAGCACATCAAGAACGGATTTATAAAGCTGGGAGAATTCAATATCGTCCATTTTTGCGAACGATATAGATTTTGGTTCTTTGCGGCTGGTGCCATCCGGCATCTGGTATTCAGTATAAAAACCTGATTCGATTGTCACCCATGCGCGGAACGCTTCAAAGGATTTGACGGAGCTGATATTGCTGGCGCGTTTCTCAGCTTCTTCATGCAGATATTGATCGGCCAGTTCCTGGAGTGTTTCTTCGTGACCCGCGTAGTGAGCAACCAGTTGTACATATCCCCGAACCAGTTTTTTATCTGCCGGGGATATTGCACCGCCCGACGGTTGCCAGTAATCGAACCCAAGATTGAGGAGTGCGAAAAATTTTCTGTGAAACGCTGCATTACGTGCCTGTTTAAAGTCGGCATACAAAACAGCGCCCAGACGAAATTTTTTGTCGATAAATTCGCGAGCATCCGGGGTTGCTGGAATAAGTACACCGCCCGCTGATTTTACAAATGAATACTGCGCCATTGGTTTCCCCTTTAGCGCAGCAATTGCTCAGAAATACAGTTTGCCGGGTGTTCAGTCCGGTACCGTGATTATACCCTTTGTTTACCTTTTTGAACAACAATACAGCCTGCTTGTTCTGCCAGTTCTAACAATGATTTAAGGGATGCGACATGTTCATCGTCGTACACGTTTCTTAAAGACATCACCTTGCCATTTTTACAGGTAATGAGAACGCGACCATTATCGGGGAGATGTTCCCCTATCTCCGTCTTTTTAAACAC